AGTACTGAATGTACCATAGGAAGCAATAATGATTGCATCGCTGTCCATCTCCACCAATTTCCTTATATTCTCTCGGTCTTCACCTTCAACTCCACCGTGAACAAAGTAAATAGATCTCTCTTTAGAGATTGCCTGTCTGATACTATTATACAGTATTTTTCCATGTTTTTCAACATATTGGAACAACAATAATGTATTTCCTTTCTGAGAAAGCACCAAATCTTGGATGAATTTATTTCGTTTCTCTAACCCAACAATAAAGTCCATCTCTTCAGCATATTTTTTCTTGACAAGCAACTTACGATGTTCATCTGTATGCTGTAAAAGAATACACTTGATTTTAAAATTTGAAAGATGTTTTTGTTCAATCAATTCATGAGTAGTAGTTACTTTCTTGACAGGCCCAAACAACCCTTCAAGCATTAACTTATGAGTCTGCGTTCCATCTAAAGTTCCGGTAAAACCAAATCTATACCGACATTGTTCTAGCTTAGACATAATGGTAGTAAGGGATTTGGCTTTAAATAAATGTGCCTCGTCTCCAATCACAACATCAAACTTTCTAAACCACGCTTTAGGCATCTTGTAAATAGATTGCCATGTCGTAATTGTTACCATTTTGTTTTCGTCTTTATCTTCTCCAGAATAAATTTTATGGCAGTTTTTCTTCGAGTCAAAACCATAAGACTCAAAGTCAGAATACATCTGATGAACAAGAGAAGTAGTAGGGACGATAAGAAGTGTGCGAGAGTCGAGATACCGTGTAATCAAATAAATGATTAACGATTTACCAGAGGCAGTAGGGGATATAAGAAGAGACCTACGTTTACATATTGCATGTATGAACGCATCTATCTGATAGTCTCTTGGAGAAAATGGTAGACCTAAAGATGAAATAAAGTTTTTGATTTCTTCTTCTGAAAGAGAATCATCACTAAAGTCTGATTTGTATTCTATGTCATATTCTCTTTCTTGACAAAACTTTTCTACATATTGGGTTAGACCAGCATATAGAAGACGGTTTTGTAAAGAGAATAGATGAACAGAACCATCCCAACTACCAGTCTTATACAAAGGCATAAACTGATAGTTAGGAACTTTAAAGGAAAAGAAAGAGTCAATCTCTTTTGCTATTCCCGGTTCACAATCAATCTTATTATAGATTTCATTAATTTTAGTGATTCTTACATCCATCAAACACCATTTATAAACTTAGACCAATCAATTGCATTCTTGATTTGATATCCTCTTGCGTTTAGGCTCTTAATAATATTTTCCAAAAAGTCAATCTTTTCTTTTTGGTATTCTATCTTAAGCTGAAGGGATATCACATCTTTATCTGAGTCTAAGTATATATGAGTATCTGATTTAAGGATTTTCAACCCAAAAGGTTCCCATCCATTCTCTTTCAATTCTTCATAGCTAATTGAACCATTGTAATACTCATACTTAGTTCTGTATAAAGATTTATAAGACCTTTCAAGTTTCTTAAGAAGAAGACGTTCCTCTGAGAAGATCTTAAAGTAGGTGGAGTGGTATTGAGAGATCTTAAGGCTTTCTTCACCAAGCTCAGTTCGATCAATCCTACAATGTTCTTCCCACATAGACTGTATTTCTTCTAACTTCATAGTATATCCATTATATGATTAAAGACATAAATGATTATACCAGCATTTTTTAAAATGTCAATAGCTAAATTAAATTTATTTTATACCGAAGATATGAGAACACAACTGTTGCATCAACATAGTTTACATCAGATAGTCTAGTGTCAAAAGAAACTTCAGATAACTCTATGGGTGCAATGTCAATAAAAGAAATATCTATGATGGGATTCATTGCAGAGTTCATGATTATCAAAGATGCATCAGATTTTAGTTGACCGGGCTTTAAAAATCTGTTAGTATTAGTTGTGCTTGGTCCTATGCCTTCATATTGTTCGAAGGTTTCTGGGAATGCTGTACCGATAAGCCAGTTATAGATTTCAAGATAATTTTTCATGTCTTCATCAACACGAAAGGTAATCTTAAGATCTTCAAAGGTCATCTGTTCGCCACTGAACGGAATCCTGACAAATGGTGTATCGAGAGGAGCAACAGGTACTTTGATTCCGGGAATGTTGACTGATTGAACAAACCAGTTGATATTCGGTGTCTTCTTGATTAGGAACTTAAACCCTAATGGAGACAGAAAGTTTTTATTTGTAGGCTGATTTGATATCGCTGACATAAGAATCTCCTTTGTCAGTATTTATGCAAAAAAATAGGAGAGAGGTCTCTCCTATAATTTTAATAATATCTTATTATTATAAGAAAGGGGGGACATTGCGTCCCCCCTTTTATTCGTCAGTACATCAATTACATGATGTTGCTGACGATCAAACGACGATAGTAACGGTTGGTATCTTCTGTTAGAGCACCAGCACCAGCTGTTGTACCCTGAGCAAAAGGATTGGCAACGATACCATAACGTGTCTTGAAACCAATCTTTGGCTGGAAGCTGCTCTGATCGACTGCACGAACCATCTGTAGTGGGACGTATGGGCAATAGAAGAGACCGGCATCGAATGGGCTTGAACCCTTATAACCAGTAGTTAGATAGTTACCAGTTGTATAGGGGTCGATGTAGACACGAATGCGACCGTTTAGAACACCAGCAAATGTATTGCCTGTGTCATCAACGTTTAGGTTGTTGCTGTTTAGAGCAGGAGCGTAATCTAGAACGCCAGCCATCTGAAGAGCAGAAGCTACGTCAGAAGAGCAGACGATTAGATTACCCTTACCACGACGGGTGTCTTTGGCAATCTGATTACATTCACGTTCTACTTGGAACATTAGACCCTTGAACTTTTCAACTGACCAACGACCGTTTGAATCTGTATCAAGGTCAAAAATACCAGCTGTAGTTGTACCAGTATTGGCACCACGAACAGCAGTAATGTTGATTGTACGAATGACTTCGCGGTTGATTTCAGCTAGAATTTCAGAGCTTAGGATATTGGATAGTTCTGTTTCAGCATCTAGACCATGAATAGCCTTTAGATCCTGAGCAAGTTCCATCGTGTACTCAGCCTTTAGAGCGCGGGTTAGAGCAGTTACAGTTACCTTCTCGATGCTGAAAGCCATCTGAGGAATAGCTGGATTGCTGGTTGTACCTAGAGCTTCAGCATTAGCAGTAAACATACCCTTACCAGTGTTGTAAAGGGCATTGCTGATATTGCTATTAGCAGAAGGAACAGTACCGCTGTGGCTGTTACCAAGAGTAGTGGTATTAGTTGTTCTTGCTGTAGCAAACATGGTGTTGGCTTCGTCATAGAATGCTTCATCGCCACCTTGGGTATCATAGCGTGAACGCATTGCGAAGATTAGACCTGTTGGGCCTGTCATTGGCTGCACGCCGCAGATGTCATAGGCAATTAGGTTTGGCATGGAACGACGAACCAATGAAATTAGTACTGGATCGAATGTATCGATAGCACCACTGTTGGTTGAGTCTGGGTTGCCGATTGCGTTGTTGTGTGCGGCTTCGCCTAGTAGACGCTGATGACCAAGTTGGGCACCGGCTTCACGGAGAGCATTCTCTGTGTTTTCTAGGATTACTGCGGTTACGGCACGACGATGAGCATCAGAAATCTTTGGTAGATCTGGGTGCTGTAGAACGGGTGCCCACTTTCTTTGTGCGTCTTCAGTTAACATCATTGGTTTTCTCCTTTGTAAGCAATTAATTATCTTGCTATTTAACTATTTATAAAACGAATATTTTTACTTAACAATGTTCCTGCTAATGGCTTTCATATAGTGGGCCATTGGACCATAATTTTGAGGTGCTTCTTCGCCTTCAAAAGATTCCTCTAGAAGACCAGAAGTTCTCTTTTCTACAACACCGGTAGAGAAGTAATTTTCTTTAATAATATTAAGCTTTTTCTTGAAATTTGAAACGTCATCAAATTCAATACCTTCTGCTAGATGCTTGAATTTTTCTACCTGAGTAGAAGCGAGACCTTCGGCAACTTCATTAAAAGTTTCTTCAGCAGTCATTTCGGTGATTGAAGAGGCAAGCTGAATGTTTTCATTTACTGCTTCATTCAATTGACCCTCAAGTTCTTGAACGCGAGCGGCCAATTCTTCAACAACATCAAATCTTTCATCAGGAACATCGATATAATTTTCTGCGAAAAGGTTTCTTAGACCTTCAATAAATCCTTCTGTAATCTCAGCCTTGAGACCAGTTTCTACTGCAAGTTCGTTTTCGGCAATCCATTGACCTGCAACATAGGAAAGATAATCGTCAAGCTTAGCAACAAGTTCTTCAAGCTGAACAGAAGCTTCTTCTTCCATCTTCTGAAGTTCTTCAGCAAGAACTACTTCAAATTCTTCTTGAAGCTCAGCAACACGCTGGTTTACTGCAACTTCAAATAATGTGCCAGCTCTTTCTTTAAATTCTTCAGAGAGATCTTCTCCGTCGAACATTGAAACGATATGTTCTTTCATGCCAGTTCCTTTTGCAGCAATTGTAGCTCTATTCTTGTCTGCGGATGTATTTGTAGGTGCAGTATTGTTTTCTGGATCTGTTTCTTCTTCGTCACCAGCAATAGGATTGATTACCTTCATGTCGCCCTGTGTCTTGCTATTGCCGGGAGGCTTTGCACGAACATTTGTTGGATCAGATACCATGGATACACCAGTAGTACCGCCACCAACTTGAGCAGCCTCATCAATATTTTGCTTCATGTTCTTTATTGTTTCTGTAAGGTTCATCTTAGAAACTCCTTCTAAATTATGTTTTATGTATTTATTAAAAGTTATCTTTTAACTAATTCGTTGATAAAACTCTTGAAAACATTCAATTTTGTTTCTTCGAGATTTTTTGATGAAGCCTTTGTAATTGTTGTCTTCATCTCTTCAAGCTTATGTGCCTTAAGTATGCCATTGTCCCAAAGCCACTCAACCCCTTCCATAATGCCACGAACAAATGCATCAGGGGCTGAAGGGTCTGCAACAATGTCTGCGGCAGTTGCGAGATGAAAATCGTCTTGTACTTCCATAACGCCAGATTTATTTTCTTTAATAGATCCCATACCACGAGTAGAAACGCCAAATGATCCGCCACCTTCCATAATATTTCTTACGATACTTCCCATAGGTGTTTCCATGATCTTAGCACGACCATAGAAGTTAGATCCCTCTTGACGAAGATCTGTAATTAAATGTGAAACTCGATCAAGATTGATTGAAGGGCCATTAGGATGCCCAAGTTCACCATAGGCTCTATTTTGCTTTACGGCTTCTTTCATATAACGAGCGCATTCTTTCTCTAAAACAGTAACGGGATACACTCGACCGTTTCTGTTTTGAATCTCGCCCTGCATGAAAATACCTTCAATGTAGAAATCTTTTTTACCAGATTCTTTATTTTCTACGACATACTTAACGTTTTCTATTTGTTCGCAGATAAGCTTCATGATGGTTCCTTACTTGTCAATTGTTGGTGTTTTTTGGAATTCAATCATCAAGTAACCAGTAGTGCTATTAATTAAACCAAGCGAACAATTACCCGTTGCATTTTTAATTAAAGATGCACCAGTACCTGCAAAATCCATATAACCGGAATCTGGTAATACTAGTACAGTGTTGCCAGTTTGAAAGCTTACGTTTGCAACACTGCTATTACCTACTCCACGATTTACAATCCAATAAGAGTTACCAGCAATAGAAGTAGATCCCCACCAAACTTGAGTGATAGCGGCGGCAGTAATAGTTTCATATACAGTACTATTACCAAATGCAATATTACTTACAGAAGAATTACCTGCAATAACTACGCAATCGTTTGCTGTTACATGAATAACAGCGGATGAACCAGATCTATTAATCATTGTTGACATAATTATTTACCTTTCTTTGCATTATATTTTGACCAAGCAATCGCAAAAGGTGCTGAACTGTTTTTACCAAATTTCTTCTTAAGAGCTAATACCATTTTTTCTTTACCGGGAGGGGCAGATTCATTTACTCCAAGTTTACGACGATAAGCAAGATCAGCATCAGAGTTTTTACGGTATTCTTCTGGATTAGCATAAAAGCGCTGCCACTCGGTGTGGAATGCTGCCCTATCATACTCGCGGTCTGCTGCAGAGTGGCGACCTTTAGACTCATGCCACTTTCCCATAGACTCATGATAGTTTGCTAGGTGGCGGTGAACAGACTCATGATCATTAGCCTCTCGTGCTTTAGATGCTCTGTTCTCATGAGTCTTTGCCATCTTCTTATATTGATTTTTTTCTTCATAAATTTCTTCATCTTGACCGGGATTGTAGCCATGATGGGGCTGGCGATCTACAGCCTTAACATTAGTGCCCTTGAATACATCGTCACCATTCTTATTAGCATCTGGTGTGGTGACAGAAACGTGCTTACGCTTGAAACGTAATTCATCAGTACTCTTTGGAGCATATCCGTCTTTATTATCTGGCTTTTCTAAAGCTTTCTTTTTAGCGCGATCTAAAAGTTCTGATAAATTAATCATCTGTTTCTCCATCGTCTTCTAATTCGATGTCTTCGTCTGTTTCTAATTCTTCTACGTCTATACCATCGTCATCGTAATCGTCTTCATCATCATATTCTTCATCTTCATCTTCAGGATCTTTGAACATGTTTGCTGCAACCTCTTCTCGTTTTGCAGCAAGAACCTCTAAAGTTTTCTGACTAAGAATATTATCTAATGCAGATGCAAAATTTACAGGTTGATTTTCATTTGCATACTTAATTAAATCAATTATTTCGATATTAGACATTTTATCTTCCTATATTTATAAAATTATTTTTTACTTGGTTTAGCAGGAGGAGCAGCTTGTTCTGGTTGCTCTACGGGCTGAATAATTCCTTGCTTAACTTCATCACCGATTTGTTGCATAATCTCTTCTATATCTTCATCTTTCTGACGTAGAAGATTTTTTTGGACCCATTCAACAGAGAAGTATTTACCAACAAATGGATCTACAGCTTGTACTGCTGTCATTCTGTTGTTAACAATTTCTAATTCTTTTAATTCTGCATAATGATTATCTGTGGCAAAATCAAATGAGATTAAATTGCTAAGAACCACCCAATCTTCTGGTGTAATAATTTTCTTTAAAATTAATTGCTTCTCTAATGCACTTAAAAATAAAGTTGCAAAGCGAGTTTGTAATCTATTTACGAACTTGGCAAACTTAACTTCATCTCGTGTAATTTCAGTTGCACGACCTAGATTATAAGTCTGTTCAGGTTCAATACGATTGACAGGAATCTTTAATGCTTTGTAAAGATTTCTTTGAAAGTATTTAACGTCTTCTAACTGACCTAAATTTTGACCGGGAGGAAGCGTTTGAATTTCTGTTCCTTTACCACCCTCACGACGAGGTAGCCAGAAATCTTCCAACATGGTCATAAACTTTCTGTCGTCTCTTACTTCACCAGTAGCAGAGTCATAGACAACTCGGTTCTTAAATCTTGCCATAATATCACGAAGATATTGTTCAGCCTTCATCTTAGGCAAGTTACCTACGTCGATATAAAATACACGACGTTCTGGAGCACGAGAAATTCTATAAATTAGTGTGGCATCTTCAAGTGTTCTAAGCTGATTTAATGGCTTGATTGCGGTATGAAGAAAGCCTAATACTAATTGATTATTTTTGTCTGTTAATCCTGATGTAATATGAAGAATTGCATCAGCAGAAATCTTAACACCAGTACTACCAGTACCAGTAGAAGTTGGTCCTATGTTCTGACTAAATCCTTTTTCGTTGTAGATAAAATATTCTTGTTGATTCTTAGTCACTACAACATTAGAATTTGGTATAGGCTTTTTCTTGACTTCACGAATCTTGCGAATTTTTCGTGGATCTATATAACGGAATTCTTTAATACCATCTTGGGGTCTAGCATCGTCAATGATAACATGATAGTATAATCTACCATCAATATACCACCGTCTAAAGATATCATAGCTGTGAATATTGAATTCAAATAACTGAAGGATTTGAGTAAATTCTTGACGAATAGCACTTTTAAGCTTATCAGAAAGCCCAGTCCTATCTAAATTAATTTCAATAACATCAAAATCATCATCTACAATAATGGCTTCGTTAACGATATCTTCAATAGCAGAATCGAGTTCTGCATGTAAAGACATTTCGCGATATTTGGTGACAAGTTCTGCTTCTGTACGAGCAGAACCTTCCATATCTACATAAGTACCATATGTGCCACCAGCAGCGACAACGACTGCACCGTCATCTTGAATTAACGGTGCAAATGATTCGTTGTTACTTTTATCCTCATCTTTTTTTCGCTTGAATTGAAAACCAAAAATACTTGGAAAACTTGCCATTATATTATCTCACTTAAAGTATGGGGGAGAATATCTCCCCCTTTATTATTAAATACCGCCAGCATTTCCGGTAATCCCACCGGAAACTTCCCAATAATCAACAGCAAATGTTACTGTAAATCTTTCAATTTCATTCTGTGAAGCCCATGCAAGAGGAATATTACTTATAGCAGTTGGGAAAATACCATTGAACTGATAAGTACGGATAGGAACGCCAGTCTTTGAGAACTGAACAACCTGTGCCTGTGACTTATATAGTAGTGGTGAAGCTGAACCGAAAGCTCTAATGTTGCCTTGGAAAGAATTAATCTTATTAGACCATTCTTCAAGTGCATTACGAACTAGGAAGTCTTCATCGTTGATAACCGTTACCTGCCAATCAGGATAGGTACGGTCACCAGCAAGCTTGATAACTCTACCAAAGTAAGGAACCTGAACAGTACCTACATCTGCTTCTGGTAAAGCCGTAGCTTCACACATGAATGGAAACTTAACATCTGCTACAGAGTTTGCAGGATTCTGTAGAGTTACTTGAAAGAGCGCAGGGCGCGCTCCATCAAATAACATTTGACTTTTAATTTCATTAATATTAAAGGCCATTTAAATTCTCCTTGTTAGTTAAACCTATTTATTAGAACTTGCCAACAACTTCAGAGAATTCGACACCAGTTCTAACTGCTACGAAGTTCAACTGAATGAAGTTGATGCTGCGTGCTGGTTTGATGTAGATGTCTCCTATAAATTCGTTGCGGTCAATGACTTCACCCGTATTGTTTGATTCATCACAAACAACCTTGAAGTCATAGATACCACGACGACCCTGAACGTCTCTTAGGAAAGGTTCAACTAAGTTTCTAAACTGTGCTCTTGTGAAAGCATCATTGAATTCGAATAGAGTAAACTTCGCAGCAGTTGCAATTGCCTTTTCAAGAACAATGAACAAGCGACGAACGTTGATTCGATCAAATGCACTTGGCTTACCAAGAATCGTCTTATCACCAAACAACACTGTACCTTGACCGGGGAATATGCAGACTGGGTTAATATCATTCTTATAAAGAAGATCGCGATCTGCTTTAGCGGGATTGTAAGCTAACTTGATGATATTCTTAATCTGACCACGGTTGAAACCAGCAGGTGACCACCATGGATCTCTTAGATTATCTGTACGAACTGCAAGACCAGCGATATCACCGTTTAGAGGAACCCAACGGTAAAGGTCATTATACTTGTCATATTGATATTTATAGCCAGAGTCAAGAACAGCATATGAGCTAGAAGAAAGTGCAAGCCTAAAATCTACGATATCTTGAGCTTCATCTTTACCGGCATTATTTACAACGTCATCTTTATCTGGTGATACGAAAACTACGCAGTCTTTACGGGAACCAGCAATATTATCAATTAGATAATTTGCAAGCTGATAC